TTTTCATTAAAAAGATTTTTAATACGATTAATAATATACGGAATATCAAAGAACTCAATGTTCCACCCAGTAATGATGTCTATGTCTAATCCTTCCCAACAGTGGAGAAACTGTTGGATGAGTTCGTATTCGTCTTTGCACTGGGTGTAAAATGTATTTGGGTCGTCACTGTTAAATTCTCCGCAACCAAATACGTAATTACGATTACGGCTGCGCAAAGTAATTGCGGTAAGTGGCTTATCAGCCTTTTGAATATCTGGGAAACCTTCATCAGCAGCACACTCAATATCTATTGTTGCGATGTTAACAATCTTTGGATCATAATCGATGTCACCTTTAAACGTATCAAAGATATACAGGTATGGCCATGCAGTCAGGCCATAGATATCCATATTGGCAACATCTTCATATCTTGAAATGAAATCTCTCGCATCAGCGATGTCATCAAACTGCATCTTTTCGACTGGTTTGCCATCCAGTGTTCTGTACTTACCTTCTGCCTTATTAATAAAAACATAAGGCTTGTAATTTACAACATCAGTAAACCTTAATCCTTTATCAAATCCTCTAACATACATGCGGTTGCCACGCATGAATACATTCGTATAAAACGCCATATATCCTCCAATAAAACGCTATCCGGTCGAAATGACCCACAGATGCTAAACATATAGTATATAATAAAAAGCTGAGGGAATCAATCCCTCAGCGGTACTTTTCCATCTAATAGATCAACAATTTCTTGACCTGACAATGTCTCGTATTCTAGTAATCCTTTAGCAAGAGTATCAAGCTGCTTTCTATGCTTCTTAAGAATAGACATAGCAGTATAATACGCATCATCTAGAATCATTTTAACTTCGTCGTCAATCTGCTTCTGAGTTTGTTCAGCAACCTTTGGACCGTGGAATACATCTGAGTTTGGATCAGTGTATGCTACTTTACCAAGTCTTGTCGAGAAACCATACTGAGTGACCATAGCACGAGCAATTCTTGATGCCTGCTGAATATCAGCAGCTGCACCAGAAGTAACATTTTCGTCGCCGAAGATTAGTTCTTCTGCTGCACGACCACCCATTGCCATTGCTAGATGAGCAATCATTTCCTTGCGAGACTGAGAAATCTGATCACGCTCTGGTAGAGACTGAACCATACCTAAAGCACGACCACGTGGAATGATTGTTGCTTTATGAATTGGCAAATTGCCATCCACCTTAAGAGATACAAGGGCATGCCCACCTTCATGATATGCCGTCATTCTCTTTTCTTCATCAGTCATAACAAGAGTACGACGTTCTGCTCCCATTAGAATCTTGTCACGAGCATCTTCAAATTCTTTTGCTGTAACAATTCTCTTACTACGACGAGCAGCAAGTAGGGCAGCTTCGTTTACAATGTTAGCTAGATCAGCGCCAGAGAATCCTGGAGTGCCACGAGCAACTACTTTAAGATCGACGTCTGGCCCCAAAGGAACATTACGAGAATGTACTTTAAGTATTTTCTCACGGCCAGTAATGTCTGGATTGGATACAGTAATCTGTCGATCAAAACGGCCAGGACGAAGAAGAGCAGGATCAAGTACGTCCACACGATTTGTTGCAGCGATGATGATGATGCCTTCATTGTCATTAAATCCATCCATTTCAACAAGTAGTGAATTGAGTGTTTGATCACGTTCATCGTTACCGCCATGCATTCCTGAATTACGATTACGACCAACAGCATCAATTTCGTCAATAAAGATAATGCATGGTGCATTCTTCTTGGCTTGTTCGAACATGTCACGTACACGAGATGCACCAACACCAACAAACATTTCAACGAAATCTGAACCTGATAGATGGAAGAACGGAACGCCTGCTTCACCAGCTACTGCTTTAGCGAGCAATGTCTTACCAGTACCAGGAGGGCCAACTAGAAGAACGCCCTTTGGAATTTTACCACCAAGACGTTCAAACTTACTTGGATCTTCAAGAAATTCTACAACTTCTTCTAGATCTTCTTTGGCCTCATCAACGCCAGCAACATCCTCGAATGTTACTTTAATATCTTCTGGGTCTAGGAGTTTAGCTTTAGACTTTCCCATACCCATTCCGCCGCCCATACCACCACGACCAGCGGCACGTCGAGAGATCCAAAGCCAAAGAGCAAAGAATAGCAATATTGGTGCTAGATTGATAAACAGGTTTACAAAAAAGCTGTTCTCTTGTGGCGGAGTGGCAATTACATTAATTTTCTTTCCATCCAGCTTCTGCATTAATGTTGAAACTGATGGAACATATGTGTTAAACTGCCTGTTGTCGATGAAATGCCCAGTCACATCATTACCTGAAATAGTAAGATCGTGGATTCTATTCTCATCAACTTGAGCAACCAACTCGCTGAAACTGATTTCTCTGGATCTTGTTCTGGCAGTCGAAGCTGTATCGTTCTGAATGATAACAGTCAACGCTACAGCTACGAACCCCATAACAACCCAAGGAGCAAGTTTTCTCCAATTCATAATGCTACCTTTCTACTATATAATACCGCAATTAATTATATAGTGTTTCTTAATAAAAGTCAAATTTACCCAAGTCGAGCAGCCTGGAAATGCATACCATCTGGTCTTGACCATGGTCCTCCCCAAACCCAACCTTCTTCTTTAAATGCTTTGACGATTAGAGAGTTCTCTGTGAAAGAGTATTTGTTGTATCCAGGTTTCTTTCCGAGCATATTATAAGGCGCTGCTATGTCGATAGCAAGTCCAAAAGCATGAGTAGATAGAGAATGTCCGCCACGCATGTTACGGATGTTCCAAGTACCAGAGAATACATGAAGCTGTTGTGCTTTAATCTTATCGTAGTCTCTGCCATTCTCATCCCAAACATAAGTTAGAACACGAACAAGAGAGTCTGCGCAGATCTTATTCATCCAGGTCTTAGTAATCTTCATATCGTCCATCCACATAGTATATGGTAGTTGGACTTGAATCATGTGTTTCTTAAATGTTCCGCCATAATCAGGAACGCCGAACTTCTTGCGTAGTTCTGATTGCAGAGGCCAGACGTTTTTCTTGAGTTTAGATACGGTAGGAACGTTTGCTTCTTTAACAGTGTTTGTAACTGTTACGAACTTTGTTTCATCTGCTTCTTTAACAGCAACATCAGTGGTGTATAATTTACCGTCGTGAATAAATGTTTCTTTGCCAGCTTTTCTCGCAGCAGCAAATGCTTCTTTAAATGTAGCCATAATAATCTCCTAATATGAAAAGGGAGAGCCGAAGCCCTCCCATATTTAGAAGATTATTTAATGTCTACTTTCTTTGGTTTCTTTTCTTCCGGAACAACGTTCTCTAGGAAGATCTTTAGCATACCATTAACATATTCAGCGTTCTTCACTTCAACAGTATCAGCAAGAGTAAACTTGCGAGTAAACACTCGATCAGCAATTCCCTTCCATAGATATTGAACAGGATTATCGATAGGATCGATCTCATCAACAGTAAATCCACCCTTTACTACAAGAGTGTTGTTCGCTAGTTCAATGTCGAGATTGTGCTTACCGAAACCAGCCACTGCGAGTTCAATGGTATAGTTGTTGTCATCCACCTTGACAATATTATATGGAGGCCAGTTGGTTGCTTTTGCGTAGGTTTCTTGGGCGGTAGCTAAGTTCTTTAGCATGCGATCGGCGCCAACAAACCACTTATCGATATTACCTGTGTTGAATGAAAATACATCATTAGTCATTTTTATGCTCCTATTAAGCGAGTTTTAGATTCGTACCCCTTACGGCGATACATTTTATTATATAGTTATTTCGAGGTGGAAGTCAATACCTCCCCCTCAATTATTTTTTATTCTGCTAGAAGTGCTACGCCTTCACGCCCTAGCAAAGCATGAATACGTCCTAGAATCTGACAATGAGATAGAATGTGTTTAGAAGGACAAGCCCAATCCACATTCCACGGAGATCGACGACATCTGCCTTTTCCGCAACAGCGGTAGTAGTTACTGTACTCATATATTATTCTCCATTGAGAAAAAATCAAGTGGTCAGTTTCGCCTTTGGTGACAGATGAAACTGCCACTCTTGGTATTATTTATACTATACCTAGATTGAAAAGTCAAATACTATTTTCAGTGGAGTTTTTTGCCGAAAGTTTCTTCGGCCACGACATAAATCGACATAGAATATTTGTCTAATATAAAAATCGGAGTCATATTGGCTGCTTTGTATTCGTCAGCCGCTTTCAAAACAGTTCTCATACCTGATTCTTCATCGTCAGGAATATACTTTACTGCTTCTCTAATAGTTTTTTCTGGTATCTGCACCATATTATTCAGTTTTGTCATTCTTGTCTTTTCTGAATTGTTCCCAATACTTTTGTACAGAGCTTGAAAAGAACATATATCCAAAAGCTGCTGCCATGATAGTATTTCTATACATATAGTATACGGGATTTCTGTCTAAAATATCTTCGGCTTTTTGTTTGTCTTTTTTCTTTACTTTTTTGTTTAGTATATCTTTATTTTCTATCATATCCTCAAAGAACTTCTGCCTGAGCTTGTTAGCTTCTTCTGCCTTGAAAAGCTCTTTATTTTCAGGAAATAATTTCTTAAATCTCTTTAACACTTTCATTGTTCTTTTTGCCGAATGATATTGATCTAATAAAATCTCATCCACTTCATTCATATAATATCCATAGTAAAGATTGCTCTGATGTAATGTTGAGGGTCAAAAGGAATACGGTTGCGAGCAAATACAACAAACCCTAGATCATTGCCTTCCATTACTTCCTTCATCGATTTGCCTGTGGTATACACATCATCAACAACCAAACGTAATGGATGCCCCGGAGTAATATACTTTTCTAACGCTGCAGCCAGTTTAGTGCCACCACGAGGAATACCGTAAACACTACCAAATCTAGTACGCTCATTGATGATCCTTGCTAAACAATCCCAATCTGCATCAGATAATGCATCACATTCAATTTTCCAATTTAACTCATGACCAGCATGGGATATAAAGTTTCCTTCTTGAAATAGATTCATTTGTTTATCCTTTATTCATCCGGAACATCTGCCATATTATTAGGCAAAGGAACAGTTCCAGTGCCACCGCCATATGACATAACCATTGCTGGTTTCGATGTCTGCCATCCTTTCGTATATCCAGTAGATGGCGGCGGTGCGTTACTTACCATTTCTTCATATGTGCCAGGTCCAAGTGAATGATTATCAGTGGTCATTGGCACTTGAGCATTAGCCGTGTGGGATACCAGAGTTAAGATCAAGATCAAATATTTCGTCATACATTGTACCTTACCGCCATTTTCTGTTCTACTAACCATTCGTTGATATTCTGTTTATCCTTAACGATAATGCCAAGATATCTACCATATTTTTCTTGTTTATCTTTAACGGTTAGAAGAGTTACTGTCTTATCTTCTAGAAGAGTAATTAGTTCTGCTTTTAGTTTCCTGCCTTCAACAGTATTCATTTCCGGAGCGTTGATGCCTGCTAATCTAATTTTCATATTCATTTTAATATGGAATCCTAGATCAACTTCGGCTTCTATAGTGTCTCCATCTACGACTCTGGTGACTTTGGCCTGATACTCATACATTACTTTTTCTTTCTAAAGAGATACCACTGGAGTCTTATGAAACCAATGACTCTGTTTATATAGTCTATCAGATAAACGTCACGCTTGTTATTGAGCAACCACAGTCTTTGGTTATCTTCCTGCATAGCAGCAATAAGATATGCTGCCTTACGAGGAACAGAATGACAATGAACGCCATTATGCTTTTCAATCCAATCTGCCAACTCGTGCAGTTGTTGTATTAGTTCGTCATTGTTATTCATACGATATAGACCATAAACCAAGCAATGAAAAGAGCAAGAGCAATAAGAACAGGAACAAACCCAAAGGCATATACTAGTCCTCCGATAATTGCAAGCCATAATGCTATACCAAACAATTCAACTTTCATCTATTCTCTCGCCTACTTCATTGACATGGAAACCAGAACGGACTTCTATTTCATCCTGTGTTTGTTTATAGAACTTGAACACATGATTACAATACCATCTGTCCCAGTCTCCACCGTCAAACTTTTGTTCTTTCAAATAATCATCAAACAGTTTGTTATATTCTGCTTGAGTTATTGATTTCATTCTTTTTCCTTGGTGGTCTATTCCAGATAAGTTCGGAAGCAGGAACAATAATGTGACTGGTTGACCTACCCCAAATATATCTATCAAAACTACTAATAGGTTTCATATCAACCCATCTACGTGCAAAGTAAGGTCTATGCCAATACTTTGCTGTATTATTAAACATTTCTCTGGATATCTTCTTTGGAAGAAGTAAATAACGCATCACAAATCAGCCTTCATCATCGTCTCACTTCCAAAACGCATACGCTTCAATAGCATACTTGTTTCTGGTAGAATACGGTTCATAAAGTATTCTGCGGTATTGTGTCTGTCCTTATCGTCAGTCATCTTTACATAATTCTCTTATTAGTTCGGCAATCTTCAAACAGTTTTCAGAGTTATACACATTAGACCAATATGCTTGATCTTCACCGTTTGTTGGTCGTTTGCTGAAATACTGTGACGTTGATTCTAACCATAATATTGCTTCAAACGCTGTCATTCTACAATCTCCTCATAACCACGATGCTTCGTAATAGATAGAACGATATTCATCCTTAGAATGTTCTTCAGTTAGCCAGTTTTTAGCCTTCGTGAATAGTTCTATATCACGAGCCTTCTGTTCCTCATGAGGATCGTATTCGTCTTTTTCCTCTGTGAAATAAGCCTTACCAAAGAAAAAACCTGTTACAAGTTCATCATAATGGCTATCATTCTCCCATACATTAATAATATAATCAAGGTCATCTTTATCTAGATCGATCTTCTGGCCATCATCAAATCCGGCAGCAAAGGCTTCAACGATAAATCCATGAAGGTTGACACGTTTATTCCAATAACCCATTTCAAGTAACACAGACGAAACAGGAAATCCATCGACCTTTTGTTCTTTGGAAAAAGAACACTTATTACCGTAGAGATACATATCAAGACCCATGTTTCAATCCTTTCTTGACTTCCTTTTCCGATACAACATTTCCGCAACTACAAAAGGATCTATTCCAGGAAAGTATCCTTTTTCTTGGAGATACTCAGCCTGTCTAATATACTCTATTTGCTCTCGGAAGTCAAGTTCTTTCCACGATTTCATCAAAACCTCGGAATACTAAATAGAAGTGTAGGTCGCAGGACGGGAATCCTCACCTACTCTAAACCTGATCGGAGGTCCAGCATGGATATTTATACTACAACCAACTACCGCAAAATCTGGGAACATTTCAACGGTCCTATTCCTAAAGACGAACAAGGAAGATCGTATGAAATCCATCACATCGACGGTAATCATTCCAATAATCATATAGATAATCTCCAGTGTGTTTCTATACAGGAACATTACGATATTCATTTTTCCCAGAACGACACATACGCTTGTTTGAGAATATCTCAAAAACTCAAAATGTCCCAACAAGAAATCTCTGACTTTGCCACCAAGTTGAATAACGAAAGATGGTCTGATCCCGAATACTATGCCAGAATGTTAGAAATCAATAACGCTCCTGAGATAAGAAAACTAAGGTCAGATAATCTAAAAAGACAATGGGATGATCCAGAGTTTCGTGATAACATGGTGGCCATTAGAAACTCTCCTGAATACTTGGAAGAAAGATCAAAGATAAGTTCAAAGGTTTGGTCCAATACTGCCAAAAGAGAAGCATTATCAAAGAAGCATAAAGAAACATGGTCTGACCCTAAAAAGAGACAAGAGCAGTCGGAAAGACGAAAGAAGTATTTCCAAACTGCTCCTGTGTTTCATTGCTCATGCTGTAATCGTGATATAAAAGGACAACACAACTGGAATCAACATCTAAACTCCAAACAACATCAGAACTCGTCTGGAGTTAGTGCCATCATTGTTTGTGATCCTTGACGAATCTTTTTCAGTAAGAAACTGGCTTCTGGCAAGACATTCTCCATAAAATAAGTTGCGGTAGTATGTCTTGCTTTGTCGTCGGTTGCCAAACAAATACGAATATGCGCCAATCCTAACAAAACCAATCCAAACATTTTCATATATGGATAACTTGCTGCACCAGCATCATTAGGATTCTTCATACCATTTGCTGCTAACCATTCAGTTGCTTGCTTTAGTTCGCTTACGGCTTGTGTCATTGGCTGAACGATATGGTTGATATCGTGTTCATAAGAACTTGTTAGGAATGTTTCAGTATCTTTGAAGAAACGCATAACAGCACGACCCATGTTCTTTGG